GTGGGTGGAGCCAAAAAAACCGGCGATAAGGGAATAGCGTACTCAGCACTACCGTCGCAGCAGCGCTTTCACGATTCGGCCGCGCGTTTCAAAGGGTTTTCCGGACCCGTCGGTTCCGGTAAAAGCCAAGCACTTTGCCAGGAGGCGATCAAGCTGAGTTACCAGAACGCCGGACGCCTGGGGTTGATAGGGGCGCCGACTTACCCGATGTTACGTGACGCCACGTTGTCGGCGTTTACAGAAGTCTTGAACGGCAACAATATTCCGTTCGAATTTAACAAAGCGGAATCGGTGTTGTCGATGAAGGAGACGGGGTCGAGGATTCTCTTCCGGGCGGTGGATGAGTTTGAACGGCTAAGAGGAACGAACCTGGCCTGGTTCGGCCTGGACGAACTGACATATACGTCGGAAGAGGCGTGGTTGAGGTTAGAAGGCCGCCTGCGAGATCCCGACGCCGTCCGACTGTGCGGTTTCGCCGTTTGGACGCCTAAGGGCTTCGACTGGGTCTATCGGCGTTTTATCCGGGAAAGGGTGGAAGGCTATGAAGCGATTCTGGCTGCTGCGTTTGAAAACCACCATGTCCTGGATAAGATTCCGGATTATTACGAGCGGCTGAAGAGAAGCTACGACGAACGGTTTTACGAGCAGGAAGCTCTCGGAACATATCTGAATGTAAACGCCGGGGCCGTGTATCACGCGTTCTTGCGAGAGCGCAATGTGCAGGAGTTGAAACTCGATCCGGCACAGGCGCTGTTTTGGGCATTGGACTTCAACGTAAATCCAATGTCGTCGGTGATCGCGCAGAAGTCAGGCGAGGAGATTCATGTGCTGGACGAAATCGTATTGAACCGGGCGAGCACGCAACAAGCGTGCGAGGAGTTTAATCTTCGGTTTCCCAATCATCAAGCGCCTGTTGTGGTGTATGGTGACGCGTCGGGAAACAAGATGCAGACCAGCGGGACGAGCGATTACGCCATCATCTCGGAATACTTACAACGCAACGGTTACATGAACTACCGCATGCAAGTGCCGCCGGCTAATCCGAGGATCAGTGACCGGGTCGCCCTGATGAACGCTCAACTGCTGTCGGCATATCAGGAGGTACAGCTCTTTATCGATCCGAGGTGCAAAGAACTATTGAAAGACTTGGAAGAGGTTACCTACAAACCCGATAGCGGGATCATCGATAAGGAAAAAGATCCGAAACGGACGCACTTATCGGACGCTTTGGGCTACTTACTGTGGCAAGAGTGTACACCGCAAATGGTGTATGGAGAAAAGAGCGACAGGTTATGTTAGACATAGACATAGATTTACAGACGGCGGCCCCGGATGTTACACGGGAGCATCCCGAGTACACCCGGAAGCGAGAAGTGTGCCGTCGATACCGGGACCTGTATGCGGGCGGTGAGCATTTCAAAGCAAACGCCACCCAGTATCTGATTCCACGGCACAAAGAGCCTGCTGAAATCTATTACGAGCGCCTTGGGCGTGTGTTCTATGAGAACTATGCCGGTTCAATCATCGATTGGTATGCCGCGACGGTCTTTCGGCGGGAACCCACGCTAGTCTTCGAAGGAGACGACCTGGGACAGGACTTTTTCAGCGGGTTTGTCGACGATTGCGACCGCAAAGGCACAAGCCTAACCGATTTCCTGAAGCAGAGCTATATCGACGTTCTGGTGGGCGGTTGTAGTCACATTCTGATTGACTTTCCACGTCCTCAGAAACACGTCGATACGCGCGCTGAGGAGGACGCTCTGGGGATGTCGCGTGCCTATCTGGTGGGTTATTCCTCCGATGAGCTAATCAATTGGAGTTACGACGACCAGGGCAATTATGAGTGGATTGTTCTCCGCACGTCGAGCCTTCGAAAGAAGAATATCGCCGATACTTCGTGGGTCCGGCACACACGTTGGACATATTACGACAAGCGCACGTTCCAAATCTACGACCGCGAGGAGCGGGGAGGCGGTGGAGAGCGGTTAGAACTGATGGCCCAGGGACGGCATGGACTGTCGAAACTGGACCGGGTCCCCTTGGTCGACTTGCGGGTCGGGGAAGGGCTGTGGTTGATGAATCGCGCAGGTCTCCTGCAGCTCGAGCATTTCAACAAATCCAACGCGCTGGGCTGGGCGCTGACGATGGGTCTATTCGCCCAACCCGTGGTTTATTCGGACAAGCAGTTCAACCAGATTGTCGGAGAGTCTTACTATATTCAACTCGCTCCGGGAGACCGCTTCGGATGGACGGAGCCTGCGGGCAACGTCTTCCAAATCGCCAGCGATAATCTGCTGCGTCTCCAACAAGAGATATATCGTGTGTGTTATCTGTCGCAGGCGGGTGGTGAGATCGCCGGAAGCGGAGTGCAATCCGGTTTGAGCAAGCAGCGAGACTTCTCGATCACACAAGAAGTTCTTCGTTCGTATGGCGACATTATCAAAGACACGGTAAAGCGTATTCTACGTTGGATTGCGGAAGCGCGTGAAGACTCCGTGCGGATCGACGTCTCCGGGTTGGATGAATTCGACATAGGCGATTTCAGTTCCGAGATCTCGGACGCGCAACAGTTGCTCGATATCGGAATACAATCTGCGACGCTTCGCAAGCAGATCTACAAGAAACTCGCGCTGAAATACCTTTGCGATGTGCGTCAAGACATCAAAGATCAAATTGTGCGCGAGATCGACGCACAGAACTGAACGGAAGAAGAATCCAAGGGAGGTTTATGGAAGAAGAACGAACTACGACCGCCGCAAACGAAGGGCAGGGCGAACTGCGTTCCGTGATCCGGAGCGTAATCGACGAGTTTATGCGCGCGGAGCAAGTCAGATCGGAACCGGCGTACAAGACGGAGTTAGTGGAAGAGCGCCGGCGCCGGGAACAGTTAGAACAACGGGTAAACGAATTAGCCGGCGAGAACAAACTCAACAAGCAGATCGCGGAGGAAGCCGAGAAACAAGCGGCTGTGCGGGCCGAGTTACAACGGCTAGGCGTCGCGAAGATCGATCTGGCCTTTCGCGCGGTGCGGGGGGAAATTCGCAGAAAGGACGACGGCCGGTTAATGGCCACGGCGGACCAGGGCGAAATGCCTTTGCGCGAATACCTGGCGCAATTCATTAACGAGAATCCGGAACTGCTGCCGGCGCGGATAGCCGGTGGGTCCGGAATGGAACCGGTGCAAAAAGCGGCCCCGGCGGAACGCGGGATCGATCTGGACAAGATTAGACCGGGCATGGATCCGGAGGAGTTGGATCGGGTGCGGAAAGAGATCTCGCGCGTTGCCGCGCAAACCTTACGCGGCATTTAACACATCAGCGAGAGAGCCTGGGCTCTCCGAGGCTGAACGAACAGAAAGAGGAAAGGAAAACAGATGCCAACAATTACATCGGCAAATGTCGCAAATGCGATCGTTAAACTCGTTGCCGTGGATGCGCTGCCGGCGCTCTTGGGAAACTTAGTGATGGGCAACCTTGTGAATCGCGACTACGAGCCAATTCTGGCGCAGGCTGGCGACACGGTCAACGTGCCGATCCCGCCCACGTTGGTTGCGAATAATATCGCGGAGGGCGGAACGGTACAAACGCAGAATCCCAGTCTGGGGAATGCGCAGATCGTTTTGAACACTCACGCGGAGGCGACGTTCCAAATTCCGGATGTCACGAAAGTGCTTGCGGTGCCCGATCTACTGAAGCTGTATATGCAGCCAGCGGTAATCGCGTTGGGGCAGAGCATCGAGTTAGAACTCCTGAACCTGTATGCGCAATTCACAGCCAACGGATCGGTGGGGACTCCCGGGACACCTATCACAGAGGCAGTAATCGACCAGGCGGAAAGCACGTTGTTCCAAGCTATGGTGCCGCCTAGTGCGAATAAGTACTTGGTGGTCAATTCCGCAACATACTCGGCACTGCGGCAAATTCCCCGTTTCAGCGAGTTCTACAGCGCTGGCGACGCCGGTTTGCGGGCGTTGATCGATGGCAGCGTCGGAAAGATGAAAGACTTTTATATCTTCCGATCGCAGTTTGTGTCGGTAACAGGGAGCGCACCAGCCACCACGCATAACCTGGCATTCACTAAAGACGCGATCGGTTTAGTAGTACGGCGTCTGCCACAGCCGCTTCCCGGTACCGGGGCCATCGCGGAATACGCGGAAGTCGGTAACTTCGGAATGCGCGTAATCATGAGTTACCAGCCGAACACACTGGCACAGCAGTTCACCGTGGACGTGTTATACGGGACCGGCGTACTGCGCAATAACTTCGCGGTCCAGGTAAACAGCTAATCATCGGTACTGCGAGCCTGAGGAGGACCGGCACGAAGCCGGGGCAACGTCCGGTTCTTCTCAGCTAAGGATTCGAAAGGGGCAAATATGGACTTAAGAGCATTCTTTCAGAAAATTCGGACTATCGCTGCGACAATTCCAGGAAAAGATACTGTGGTTGCGAGTTTAGAGACAACGGACGGAGGGCGCGCGGGCGAGTTAGTAGAGGTCGCGCGGGACGTGGCGGCGAAGCTAATCGCGCAGGGTAAGGCCCGATTAGCAAGCTCGGACGAGGCGGCGCAGCTCAAGGCAGCCGCGATCTCGGCTCTCAAAGCGGCAGCAGACGCCGGCGAGAGAGAGCTGGTGCAGCTCAACGTTCTGCCACAAGCCGACTTAGAGCTGCTTCGGAGCGTCCTTCAGAAGAAGTAGACACGATTACGAACATGGCCTTGTTAACGGATGGACTTCTTAACACCAGCGGCGCGCTCCAGCAATACGAGAATGCAATTCTCGGGGTTGCTGCGACTGAGGAGATTGATGTTACAGCGAAGGCGTCGCTCGCACAGGAGGAGATCGCGACCCACCTGCACTTGTTTCTGGATCGAAGCGCGCTCCACAGCAGAGAGTTCCTGGTTCGACGCCACGTGGACGTCAGGGACATCGTAGTCACCAGGCCGCTAAAAAGATGGCACGCTTATAGGACGCTGGCGATGATTTATCGGGACGCTTATAACAATCAGCTCAACGACAGATATCAAGGCAAATGGACCGAATACGAAACGCTGGCAGCCGGGGCCGAGCAAGTCTTTTATCGCGCAGGAGCGGGTATCGTTCAGAATCCGGTGCCAAGAGCGAGTGAGCCGTTGTTGACAACGATTCCGCTTGGTGTCAGCGGGATTAGTTACTACGTTCGTATTTCCTGGATCAATGCCTTTAGACAGGAAGGGTGCGCGAGCGAGATACAACAGGCGACCACCAGCGACGGGTCGGCAATGGTTGTCGCGTCCGCAGAGGGGCCGGAGGGGATCGATTCCTGGAACGTCTACGCCGGTAGTGGTCCCGAAAGCGTTCAGCTACAAAATGCGACACCCATACCGATTGCCGGCACCTGGATATTACCTCCAAACGGACTCATTTCAGGGAAGGCTCCCGGCGACGGTCAGACCCCGGAGTGGTGGATCGTCGACCGGCACGTTTTGCCGCGAGGTTAAATTATGTGCCAAATATCGAATGTCGTGGGAGTGGTGGCTGGGCTGCTTACCGGAGCAGGCGGCCTGCAGGCGAACATAGACACGTTAGCCGCCGCGGAGTCGCTTCCGGACATCAGCGTCGGAAGCGAACAAGTGATCGCCCAAAACCTGCCCGCAGACATCGCGGAGCGCAATACTCCGGGTAAGTATCCGTGTGTTCTCGTTTACTTCGATGAAGTGGACAATCGGCTTCGCGAAAAATCACGGACCTTTTCCGGAACGGCGGGAATGGCCATAGAGGCGCGCGTATCGAGCGACCGGGTGGGAGATCTGGATGCGCAACTTAACGTGCTGGTGGATGCGGTTACCAGCACACTCGACCAGAACCGCGGAGACTGGGGCGACGGCATTTTCTTCGGCGGAGAATACAAGATTTCGTTTGCCGCGGTAAAACACGGCGGTAAGAACTTC